TGACCGTGCGACTGGAAACCACGAGTGAACACATCGCCCGCGACATGCAGGAGGGCCGCTTTCCGCAGCGCAGCGAGCCGCAGACGGTGGACACGCTAACAACAGAATTCAAGCAGTGTCTCAGCACCATGAGCCACAGCCGGGCCGGCTGGGATTACCAACTTCCGGCAGCACAGCGCGCCGAGGAAAACCGGCAGGAGCGGGAAGCACTCGCCCGTGCCCGCGCCATTTGGGCTGAGAACCCGGATCGCCACGACGATCTCCTCGCCGCTTTCAAGGAAGCTGGCCCGCTCGCCACGATGACTGAGATCGAACGCGCCGCCTAAGCGGCGCGCTCCTTCAATGGGTTCCCGAACACAAAGGAAAAGGGAATGACGAAGATGACGTGGACCCGCGCGGAAAAGGCCCTTGGCACCGAAGGCGCTGCCTACGCCATGCGGAGCGCGATGGCCAAGGTAGCCATTGAGCATGGCCTCAACCATGCGGAGATGATCAACGCCACAGCACATGTTTTCGCGTCGATCCTGGCGGCCACATATGAGCGCGAGAAGGACCGCGACGTTGTTCTGTCTGGCCTCCCCGATGTCATCCGCAGTTATGTCCCGCAGTGGCAAAAAATCTATGCGGAATTTGCGGGTTCCCGAACACAAAGGGATGACAGATGAACACCGACAAGCGTGACCTCACCCTCGCAATCGAACGGGCCTGTGCGCAGATCTCCGCGCTCAAGGACGGGCTGCACTGCTCCGCGATTGCCACGATGGAACTGCAAGCCGAAAGCGCCCTGCTCTATTCCGACTACGCCCGCCAGATCGCGACCATCTGCGACGACTTGGTGATCGAGGCAGTCGAGATCGCGGCAAACCTTGGCAATCGCGACGTATCCGCCACCGAACGCGCGGACATGCGGGTTCACGATGCGATGGACGAAATCCTGTCAGACGCCCGCGATTGGGCCGACGACGCCGTTCAGGAGCGCGCAGCATGAGCACGCGAGCACACTACGAAGCGCAGATCAAGCGGTTCGACAGCACGTTCGGGAACGAGTTCGACAAGGCTGTCACCAAGGTCATCAATCGCACCGGCTTGACCTGGTTCACCGACGACCAGATTGGCGAAATCCGCGACCAGATGCTTTCGGATGCGGTCCTGCGCCGCAAGATGTCGGCTCAGTCCCGCGCTCACTACGCAGCGCAGAGGGCCGCGTCATGACCCCCGACGCTGCCTTGGACGCCGTCTGTGAATGGTTGGCCACCCACCCGTGGAAAACCACAGGTCTGATCCTCGCTGCGGTCTACGGCGCGTTTCTTTTTGAGAGGATGTGAGATGAAAAAAGAACAGCACGAATTCCTGGAACATCTGGCGAAGTTCGACCGGCCGGTGACGCGATCCGAAATGCACAAAGGCGCGACCCGCGAAGAAGACAAGGTGCGGATGGCGTGCAAGCGAGCGGGTTTGGTTGAGTATGTCGGAGGCGTTCTGAATCCGGGCGGTGGCCGCTTTTCGTTTGGCTGGCGCATCACCGCTGCCGGTCGTGCCGCTCTCGCCGCCCGCGAGGCCGACCCGTCATACCGCCACCCACGCCAGAGAGGACGAACGGACGGTGCTCTCCGCAATCGAGACGCTCCTGAAAGAGCAGATCCACCCCGAGGTGCGCCGGTATCTCCGGCGCCTATACCTGGACGCTACGAACCCGAAGGAACCGACATGAACGCCGTAGCCAAGACCATTGAACACGAGCCGCAGACGACTGCGCTTGCCGCAATCACGCCGATGGAAATGCTGGACCGTGCCATCACGTCCGGCGCCAGTGTCGAGACACTGGAAAAGCTGATGAGCCTTCAGGAGCGCTGGGAGAAGAACCAGGCCAGAAAGGCGTTCGATGACGCGATGGCGGAGGCGAAGGCGGAAATCCCGGTCATCAGCAAAAACCGCACCGTCGACTTCACGTCGAGCAAGGGACGGACGCACTATCGCCACGAGGATCTTGCCGAGGTCGCGCGGACGGTGAACCCGATCCTTTCCAAACACGGACTGTCCTATCGCTTCAAGACGCAATCGGCCCCGAACGAGCCGATTGTCGTGACGTGCATCGTATCACACCGGCTCGGATATTTCGAGGAAAACACACTGACTGCCGGCCGCGATGACAGCGGGAACAAGAACCATATCCAGCAGATCGGATCGACGCTCACCTATCTTCAGCGGATGACGTTGAAGGCCGCGCTTGGCCTTGCCGCCGCCGAGGATGACGACGGGAAGAAGTCGGAAGATACATCCGGACCGATCAGCGACGAACAGGTCAAGACTGTCCGCGCCTTGATCGAGGCCACCGAAACGGACATCGCCAAGTTCTGCGAATACCTCAAGGTAGAGGCGGTCCCTGACATCCCCAGCCGCGAATACCAGCGCGCCATCGCCATGCTCGAAAAGAAGAGGGACCGCAAGTGAACGCCATCACACAAGCCATCACAGAAAACCCTGTCTTGGTCCTCACCGACGAGAAGGCCTATTCCGAGTTCTACAAGAAGATGAAGGCTGAAGTCTCGGCGCACGTCCCCGACGTGTCGACTGAGAAGGGCCGAAAGGAGATTGCTGCGCTCGCCTACAAGGTGACGCGCACGAAGACTGCGATCGACGCGGCCGGGAAGAAGCTTAACGAGGACGCCCGGGCGAAGATCAATGTCGTGGACGCCTCGCGTCGGAAGATTCGCGACGAACTGGACGCGCTCGCCGACGCGGCGAGGCTTCCTCTGACAAAGTGGGAAGACGCTGAAGAAGCACGACAGAACGCCATCAAGGAGTGGCACGATCAGTTGCGGGCGTTCATCGCGCTCGTTTCTGGCGAAGACGGTAGCAACCTCATAGCCGACCGGATCGCCACAGTTGAGGGCATGGCAATCGACGCCACAGTCTTCGGCATCGAAAGTGCAGCGGCCCATCACGCCAAGGTGACGGCGCTGGCATCCCTCGCCATGTCGCTAGAACGCGCCCGCAAACACGAGTCCGATCAAGCCGAACTGGCCCGCCTACGCGAGGAAGCGGAAGCTCGCGCCGCCGCCGAAGCCGAACGGCTCTGCGTGGAAAAAGAGGCCCAGGAAAAGGCCGAACGTGAGGCTCGCGAAAAGGCTGAATATGCGGAGAACGTCCGGCGTCAGGCCGAAGCGGCAGAGAAGGCGAAGAAGGAAGCGGCAGAGCGTGAAGCGCGCGCCGTAGAGGCTGCACGCGAAGAGGCCACCCAAAAAGCGCAGGCCGAACACGCCGCGCAAGTGGCGAAGATCGAAGCCGAGAAACGCGCACTCGAAAAGGCGGAGTCCGACCGCTTGGCCGCAGAGGCACAGACACGCCGCGAAGAAGAAGCCCGCCAAGCTGACCGCGCGCACCGTTCTTCTGTCATGGCGTCGGCGAAGGAAGCCATCATGTCGCTTGGGATAGATGAAGACCCAGCGAAGAAGATCGTGCTGGCGATCGTTGCTGGTGAAATCCCCCACGTCTCATTGAGGTTCTGACCATGACCATCGTCCAAGGCTCCCCCGAATGGTTCGCCGCCCGGGCTGGGAAGGTTACGGCATCGCGGATCGCGGACGTTGTGGCGCGAAGCCGTGACCGCAAGACGTGGGGCGTCTCCCGAACCAACTACGCCGCGCAATTGATCTGCGAGCGCCTGACGGGCCGGGCCAAGGAAGGATTTACCAACGCTGCGATGCAGCATGGCATTGATACCGAGGCCGAAGCCCGCGCCGCGTATAATTTCTACCAGAACGCAGATGTGGTCCAAGTCGGTTTCGTTCTCCACCCGAACATCGGTGAGGCAGGTGCCAGCCCCGACGGGTTGGTAGGCGACGACGGGATCGTCCAGTTCAAGTGCCCTCAACCAGCGCAACATCTTGATACGCTGATGGGAGGAAGCATCGACGGTGGCTACCAGAAGCAAATGCTTTGGGAACTCGCTTGCACGGGCCGCAAGTGGTGTGACTTCGCCAGCTACTCTCCAGACTTCCCCGAACCGATGCGTCTGCACGTCACGCGAATCCACCGCGACGACGAGATGATCGCCGAATTGGAGCGGGAGGTTGTCGCCTTCCTCACCGAACTGCGCGCCAAGGTGGACGCCCTGCGCGCCAAGTATGACCCCGAGCCGGCGGAACCGGTCTCAGTTCTGATGGCAGGGTAACATGGCCGGAAGCGTGAACAAGGTAATTCTGATCGGCAATCTCGGCGCCGACCCCGAAGTGCGCCGCCTTTCGTCTGGCGATCCTGTCGTTAACCTGCGTGTCGCCACGTCAGAAAGCTGGCGCGACAAGAACAGCGGCGAGCGCAAGGAAAAGACCGAGTGGCATCAGGTCACGATCTTCAATGACCAGATCGCCAAGGTGGCGGAAGCCTATCTCCGCAAGGGGATGAAGGTC